CACCGCCCGCCAATTTAGCAACGGGGGGTGTCCGTTCCTGCCGGTCTGCAGTTATCCCCACCCCCTGCCCTGCCTGTGGATAAGCCTGTGGATAACTTTCTAGAAAAAAGACAGGGGCTGCCTACCGCTCCGGCTACCTCTAACCCTTAAACCTTTCCCATTTAATAACCGGCAACAGCGAGCAAGCCTCTGTCGTTGGCTGCTGCTGCTGCCGCTGCAGCCGTTGGCTGCTGCTGCTGCCGCTGCTGCGGTTGGCTGCTGGTGCAGCAGCAAGGACGGTTGGCTGCTGCCTGGCTATACCCTGTCCTTGCCGGTGATCCGGTGGCCTTTTAGTTTTGGACAATTACCGGCTAAATGTCTAACCAATTAAATGACCAGACACGGTAAAAGTATGACCATTAAGAGATGCACTATGGGGCATAGTCGTGTATGGTTAGCCCTATCGGATACACCTACCGAACACATCCGATAAGGAGATAAATAAATGACTAAAGTAATTGGATGTATGAACTGCGGATACCGCAGCGAAAACAAAGCAGAGATGGATTTATTCATTGCTAATGGATGTAAGTGCCAACAAGCAGACACCCATTGCGATGATTGCGATAACGGAACCGATACACCTTGCACCGCTTGCCTATGGGACGGATCTACTAAATGAACATCTATTCGATCAATCTCGTATTCACCACAGACAGACCACTCACCGACATCGAATTAGATGCTTTGCGATCTCAGGTAATCGTCCAGATTGAGGAGCCTGTAGATCTTGAGGGCAATGATGTCGAATACACCACGACCATAATCAAGGGGGCATAAATGACTACTTATGATGAAGTGATGAAAGAGATCAAGCAAGAGATCGAACAGGGTGAGACTTTAGAGGAGGTCAAGGATCGCTCTCACGAACTAGTTGATAGTTATGTCCCTGTTTACAATAATCGCGTGCTAGAGGAGTGGCAGAGTATGCCAAGCGATTACGACAATCGCGGGAGTGCAGAATTGGGTCACAATTGCCAGGAGTTGAACATCATTAACCTAATGATGGCAGACCTTTACCTTTACTATTCCGATCTCGTAGGCAAGGTCATCAATGACCTAGAGACAGAGTTAGAGAGCGTGGAATAAATGACCTACACAATAGAGGAGACCGGTCTAGGCGGGTGGATGTCATACCGCTATCAATACTCACACGGGGCGATTAACCGGTTCGGCTATGCCGAGACACGCGAGGAGGCCGAGGAGGCAATTAGAGCAGAGGAGGCGAGTAAGTGAGAGAGCTATCTAAGAGGGGTAACCTAGTGGCCGGCATAGTTATCGGGCTGCTAATTGCCGGCCTTGTGTGGGTGAGCGGTAATGTATGGATAACCGAGGAGGGCAGGATATGCCTCGGCTCAATGCTGGAGTGTATGTAGATTTCACTAGGTAGGTGACTATCCCCTCCCGCTGCTGCGGGAGAGGGTGGCCGGTACCTAGCCGGAGAATAGAAAGGGTTAATTATGACTATCGAAAGAGTACGACAGAGCGGGGCTTTAGTAGTGAGTGCCCTGGTCAATTGGGAGGGCGTAAAGTGGTTAGAGTCTGCCACTTATTACGGCTACACGGTGCAAGAGGCTAAGCGCAGCTTTAGAGAGTCTTGCGCCCGATTAAACTACAAGATCGAGGGAGAGGGTAAGTAATGAACACAAAAGAGGCGATTGACTATTTAGACATCATCAAAAAGTCTTTTGATACCAGCACCGCGCCACGCTTTAGCAAGGAGACTATTGAGCAAGAGAGGGCGAGAGCTACCGAAGCCCTAAACCTGGCTATTAAATTACTAGAGGGAGAGGGTAAGTAATGGACACACTAGAGCAGCTAATCAATGAGATATATGAGGATAACTATTCTCACTTAGAGTTTAATGACAATATGGGGGGAGAGTGTGACTGTCCTATCCATATCACACTTAACACTATCGTTAAATATAGAGATGAAAGAGAGGCAGAGTAATGATCGAATTAAGCGAGACAATCTTTCGCCTGAGTATCCGAGAGTATGAGGATAAAGAGAGCGAGAGCGAGAGAGCGTGGATAGTAGACCTACTAGACACTAACGGTAATTGTATAATTGAGGGTGCTGGCGTGGCTGGTACTTTAATGGCAGCTATGGGAGAAGCGGGCAAGGCTATTACCTTACATCTAGCTGATGAGTGGCTAATGCAAGGGGCAAACCTATGAACTACGACTACCGCGTTACTTTCGTAACCGATTACCTAACGATTACTACCAATGTATGCCTAGAGTTAGACGACACCACGGGAAACCTAAGTGATGAGGCGTATGGACGGGCTGCCGTTAAGGGTATGAATAACATTGAGGACGAGATCGGCAAGATAGACGAGACGATTATCAATGACATAACTGTTACCCTGATACTAGATAATGAGGAGGTAGAACTAAATGAAGGATAGATACCTAGTAACACTAGAGATAGAAACCTATGACGGAGATCCGCGTTGGTGGGATTGGGAGAAGCTATCCACTGGTGAAGATGTAATTAAGGTAATCGAAAGTCAATGGCAGGGTAGAGTACTACCCACTAACGAAGGAGAGGGCAATGAGTAACTATGTACCGGAACTAATTTGGGACGATTTTGTGGAAGGGTGCGCTTGTTGCGCCCTTAACTACGGACTAGAGGATTGGGATGACGAGGATGAATAGAGAATACCTAGAGGCTAAGTTTGACCTATGTATCAATGAGGCAGAGAAGGACTTGCAGCAGGAGGAGATAGCGCGAGCTATCGCTAACCTACGCAGGGCTAACTCTGCCCTATCGCAGCTATTCGGGTTCGAGGAGGAGGATAAGAGTGAGTGATGACAGAGTGCTACGCATACTAGATAATGGAACTAAGTTTATGGGAGATAGCAACATCTATACCATACACCCAAAGAAGTCCGATCTAATCCTCTTGTATGAGGTAGTGGACGAGAGCGGGAGAGCTGAGTGGGGCGGGGCTAATGCTGAACAGGCTATGCAATGGCTAACTCTTGCACCCGATAATGCTCGCCTGTTGGTGAGTGCGTGGGATAGTGATGAGGAGGACGCTCACTTAGTTGGGCAGACGATAGACATAACCGAGATTATTCAGCGAGCAAGGGAGATAGGTAGATGAGCTACTGGTTAGGGATAGCTGCGGTAATGCTGGTAGTCTATGTACTTATAGTGTGGGAGGACAAGATCAATGGAGAGTAGACAAGTAAGCGGGAAACAATCTATCCACTACCGCAATTACAGAAGGGCAAGAGACAAGGCACTCGTGCGCTTAGCGCACCTATACCCAGAGACATACAAGCAATTGCTTGATGAACAAAGGAGTTTTGATGAGCAAGAGGGCAAGACTTGGATTATTAACCCTGATAGTAGGCTTACTGTGGGTGTTCATACCAGAGCGAACGCAGTCCCCGAAGTTGCCGGACGTACCGATTATGAAGGAGCGGACGAAAGCAACAATGGAGGAAAAGCGTGAGAACAAGGCACTTGCAGTTAGTTTCCTTAGAGCACTCGGATACAACGCACAACAGAGAGAGTGTGCGGTCACACTTTGGACCCGTGAGTCCAGGTTCGACCACCTTGCTCGCCCAAGAGACGCTTCGGGCAAACCAAGAAGCTCAGCTTTCGGAATTGCTCAACTCCTTAGAGAACGTAGTGGAGAACCTGAACTACAAATCCTTCACGCTATACGATACGTTGAACACCGTTATCGAGGAAGTTTCTGCGGTGCTCTCCGGCACTCAGATAGACGAGGCTGGTACTGATGCTGACCGGAGTTAGTTTATTCGCAGGCGTTGGTGGCTTTGACTTAGCTATGCAACGACAAGGAGTAAAGGTAGTAGCCTCAGTTGAGATAGATAAGAATTGCAACCAAGTATTGGCGCAGCATTTTCCTGACGCTACACAATTTACAGATGTAACAACAGTTAAGGGAGAGGATCTCATCAATGCAGGATTTACACCAAGCACAGGAATTATTACAGGAGGATTTCCCTGTCAAGACCTCAGCGTTGCTGGCAAAAGAGCTGGTCTTGCTGGCCAACGAAGCGGGTTATTCTGGGAGATTGCAAGACTTGTGGAAGAAACGCAAACAGAATACTTCATCATCGAAAACGTCCCTGGTTTGCTATCCAGTAACAACGGAAAAGATTTTGGAGTCGTCATCGGGACGATGGCCGACCTCGGGTATTCTGTTGGATGGAGGGTGCTTGATGCTCAACACTTCGGAGTACCCCAGCGCAGGCGTAGAGTCTTCATCGTTGGCAGACGTACTCCTAACTCAAGCGTTGCCGAAATACTCTTTAAGTCAGAAGGCTTGCGAAGGGATCTTACGCAGAGCAACCAAGCGGGGCAAGGAACTACCGGAAGTACTCAAGAAAGCTTTGGTCAAACAGGCTTCGCCAAGTACTCACCAGGAGTAACAACACTCACCGCTACTAGTTACAAACGACCAGAAGACAACATTGTTATCTACAAAGATCCGATAGGAACTCTTAAAGCACGTGACTACAAAGGAGTAAACCACGAAGGCGCGAGAGATGGTCACATTGTTGTAACTTCATCATCCTTTGGTGGATACACAGAAGGAGTTGGCACATTGCGTGCCAATGGTGGCGATCTAGGTGGAGGAAGTGAGAACCTTGTGGTTCACCAAGAGTAGGCGAGCACAGAATGTGGATGACTACGAGACTTGGATTGAAGGAGGAGTAATGCCAACGCTTAACGCATTTGATAATGGTGATGTGCGAACGACAGTCATTGTCTTTCATCCTCACTACCACGATGGAGCTAGAGTTCAAGGAGATACAATGAATACACTTACATCTCGTATGGGTACAGGTGGTAACAATGTGTCAGGTGTGGCTACAATCTTTAGTCATACACAGGGACTAGATGCCCAACCTAGTGAGACAGTATCACCAACACTTCGAGCAGGAGGAGCAGGTATGGCAGTTGCATACGATGAGTTCAACGATAGTATCGGAGATACTCACCACACATTACGAGCTGGAACTAAGCAATCGACTGGAGTAATAATGGAATCTAATGTACGCCGCTTAACTCCAGTAGAGTGTGAAAGATTACAGGGTTTCCCTGATGATTGGACTGCTGGACAATCAGACTCAACCAGGTATAAGCAAATGGGTAATGCAGTTGCAGTACCTGTGGTAGAGTGGATAGTGCAGAACATAGTAGATGTGGCTAAGGTTTCTTAACCCTTTTCCTTAGCCAAACAAAAAGCCCTCGCCATCTGGCGGGGGCTTTTTGCTAGCACTCTACAAGCGGTTGCTTGCCGAGAGCTAAAGCATACACTATCCACCAGTAGAGTAAAACCCTTTACCCTTGAAGGTGATAGCCGGTGAGTCCCACTTGCGTATCATTGGGACGTGGCAATCAAAGCAAGAGGGTTCGCGTGGGTCCTCGTGGATACTGCGTTCAATAGTTAATTCACTGTTGCAATCAGGGCAACGATAGTTTCTC